TTCAAGCGAAAACTTGCACACACAATGCTATATTCACTAGTTTTGCTTTCTGTGATGGTTCTTGGTTTGGTCGTTGCCATGGCCTGGCCTTACAATGATGTACGGTTCGGTAGTAATACTAGTACAGTATTGAATCCCGTAGTAACTCAGGGAGGTAACCTAACCGTACGTAACCCGTCATATTGTAACGACGATCAAGACATCACAATTGAACGTTGGGCAGAGGTTCTTGATGATAACGATAACCCTGTAGCTGCCTACGAATTGTTTGATGCTCGTTTCTTGAATGAGGGTAATGGTTTGGTGTGTTTTGAGCCTAGTATTGGGACAATCACCCTACCTAATTACGTAATTGGCGCAAACGGCGAACCCGGTCGCTTCCGCTTGCATCAGATTATCCGTTATATGGCTAATCCAGTAAATGAAGTAGAAGTTGAGGTTTGGTCTACACCATTCCTTGTTCTCCCTAGCGAAGGGTGCGAAGATGAGCGCCGAACTTGTCCCCGATCCTGAGGACGTAAAGACGCCTTGGCTTAACAACCAGGCTTACGATATTCTGAAGTACTTGGCTTTGGTGCTTCTGCCAGCTATTGCCACCGCATATTTCGCTCTGGCGAGTATTTGGGGGCTTCCCTATGCTGAGCAGGTTGTAGGTACGATTGTCGTCATTGACACGTTCCTCGGCGTTATTATCCGTTATGCGGCGCGTCAGTACGAGAAGTCTGAAGCCCGTTTTGACGGAGAAATGGTCGTTACTCCGACCGACACCGGTTCGCTTTACTCCCTTAACCTTAATGGGGATCCTGCGGACCTTGCCAGTCGTTCTGAGGTCGTGTTCAAGGTCACTAACTGATTTCAATAGGATCGCATTATAAACTTAGGTTATAATGAGACCCCTATCGAAGGAGGAAAAGTGTTCAAGAAGAGCCCCCGTGACCCGCTCCTGATGCACGAGATCACCCGACTTCACTCGCGTCTCGACAAGATCGACCCGTCCTCAGATGAGTACGCAAAGGTCGCCACTCAGCTCTCGAAGCTGTACGCCCTCAAGGAGAACCCCTCCAGCAGGCGCGTACCGCCCGAGGTCTGGGTGACGGCCGGCGCAAACCTTCTGGGCGTGCTCGTGATTGTCGGATACGAGCGAACCAACGTGATCACGTCCAAGGCGCTGCAGTACGTTAAGCTCCGCTGACACGACCACCGAATAGAATCCAAGCCTTAGGCGGCATGTATGAAAGTAAATACATGTCGTCTAAGGTTTTGGATTTTACATAGCATTTGAAATTTGCAAAAATCCCCGGGGGGATATTTTCGTCAAAGTAAAGGACAAATCGGACATTTAGCGCATATATTACAATGGGTATAATGAGACCCCACCTACCCAAGGAGATACCATGCACAACGTCGAGTACTACGAGCAGCGTATCGCAGACCTGGAGACTCAGCAGCTTGACCGCTACTTCAAAGACCCTCAGCGAGGTACCACTTCACTCGGTACCTGGCTCGACCAGCCTTTGGAGGAGGCTGTCACCTCTGAGCTCATGCGCTGCTACCGCTCGCTCCAGCTCGCCCGACTCGCCAAGATCCGATTCGGTCAGTGACCTCTCACCCATATCCTCTAACACAGGGTATGGGTCTTCGCATATATTTCTAAGGGTATAGTGAGACCCACCCCACTACAACACAGAAGGAGATCGATATGATCGTCATCCCCATCGTAGTTGAGACTCTGCCCATCATCACCGAACTGAACAACGGTGTTCGGCCGCAGTTCGAGGAGGGACGAACCTACTTCGTCTACTACCACGACTCGCCGCCGCGCATCATCGATCAGGCCGAGTGGTACGAGCTGAAGTACAACCCATCGATGTGCTGGCACCCGACCCCGTCCATCTTCGTTCTCGTCCGTCCGGCGTGAACTCAAACCCAAGCACCCTACAAGGTGTTTGGGTCTTCGCATATATTTCTAAGGGTATAGTGAGACCCCTACCCAAGGAGACACTATGTGGACCAAGTTCAAGGAGTACCTCGCCGCAACCGAACCGAAGGCCAAGCCTCTCGTCATCCCGTTCACGACCTCAGCCCTAGCGCTGCTGGCCGCGTACTTCTATGGCAAGAGCAAGGCCAACGTCCAGGTCGTGGTGCAGGGATCCGAGCCCTCGAGCTACAAGATCTACCAGTAGCCTCTCACCCATATCCTCTAACACAGGGTATGGGCTTTCGCAAAAATAACAGAGGGTATAATGAAACCCCATGCCCAGTTTTCTGCACCCGCAGCTTAAGCCTGATGCTTATGTACTAGACATAGGGTTTCGCCCTTTGCTCACCGATCCGAAGGAGATATTGTGCCTACCTATTACTACCGGAAGCCGTATGGATGCGGCGCATTCCTGCTCGACATCATCATGACCCTGCTCACCGCAGGACTCTGGCTCATCTGGATTTTCGTCCGCGAGATGAGGAACCGATGAACCTTCTCGGCTTTGCCTACGAGCTTCTCTGGGTTTCAGCTTTGTTCGGCATCCCGGCGCTCATGGTTGTCTTGTGGGAGGACGCCCGTGACCGCCAAAACAAGAAGCAATGGGATCGTCTGATCGCCAAGATTGAGGAGTATCGACGTGACTTTGAATAGCTGGCTCACGCAAGCGCAAAAGTTCGCTGTGGACAATTCTCCGGCCATTCTCACTGGTTTTGGGGTAGTTGGGTCTATTGCCACAGCAATCGTCGCAGGACGCGTCTCCTACAAGGTAGGCTATCGTGTGGCGTTGAGAGACACATATCGTGCTCAGCGTGACGAAGACTGCGTTCCTACGAAGGACATCGTCAAGGAGTACTGGGCTCAGTATATTCCTCCGGTGATCATGGGTGTTGGTACGGTTGCCTGTATCGTTGGGTCAAACCAGATCAACACCAAGCGCACGACCGCAATGGCAACTGCCTATGCCCTTTCTGAAAAGGCCTTCTCAGAATATAAGGACAAGGTGGTAGAAAAGGTCGGTCCTAAGAAGGAAAAGGACGTTAGGGCTGAGATCGCTGAAGATCGAATCAAGAAGAATCCGCCGGATCCTATGCTTATCTCAGCTGACGGATCACAGGTTCTGATTCTCGATGCCATGTCCGGACGATATTTCATGAGCACCATGGAGACGATCCGTCGCGCACAAAACACAATCAACGAACAGTGTCTGAGTCATCGGTTTGCAACGCTCGAAGACTTCTACGATCTACTTGGTCTCGAGCCTACCACGCTGTCCAGAGAGCTTGGTTGGACATCGGACAATCTGATGCGTATTGACTTCAGCGCTGTACTGACCCCCGATAAGCGGCCGTGTATGGTCATCGAGTACATGGCGGCCCCTATTCGGGGCGACTTTCGCTAGGATCGCAGCTCATATTCTGGCGACTGAAGACTGGCCATACGGGTAGGCTCGCATTATTTACAATGGGTATAATGAGACCCACCCACCTCTACTCAAGGAGATACCATGTCCGAGTCCAACGTCACCACCGACGTCGCCCAGACCCCCGACACCTCCGTCGAGCCCCAGGAGGAGAAGACCTTCAACATCAAGAAGTTCGCCGTCATCGGCGCCGCAACCGCGGCCGTCGCTGCCCTCGCGATCGTCCTGAAGTCGAAGTTCAACACCGACGAGGCCGGCGAGGACGTCGAGGTCAACACCGACCAGGTGCTCGACAACCCGACCCAGACCGAGACCCCCACCGAGGCGTGACCTCACAGGCCTAAACCCTCTAACACAGGGTTTGGGTCTTTACTTTTTCAGATTGGATTACAATGCTTAAGAAGACGATCAAGTACACCGATTGGGATGGCGCGGAGATTGAGGAGGATTTCTACTTCAATCTCACTAAGGCCGAGATCATCGAGCTCAACCTTGACGCTGGTAAGGACGGGCTTGAGGCCCTCATCACCAAGCTCATCAAGGAGAGCGACTCGGTTCGTATCTACGGGATCTTCAAGGATATTATCCTTACGGCCTATGGTAAGCGGGTTGAGATCGACGGAGTCAAGCGCTTCGTCAAGAACGACAACTACCGTGACGAGTTTGTTCAGACGGGAGCTTTCTCCGAGCTCGTGATGGACATGCTTCAGAACCCGCGTCACGCTGCCGAGTTCATCACGGGATGCCTCCCGCAGGATATCGTGAAGGCTTCTAAGGCCGAGATCGACAAGGTCACCGCGCAGATCGACGCGGCTACGGAGTAATAGTGAGGGGGGCTTGGCAAGGGCCTCTTTCCCCCGAGGAGGGTCTCCCCTACTCCGGATGCCAAGCTTAAACGACCGCCGATGACTCCGCAAAGTAAAAGGCGCCCCCGCACTTTTAACATAGGTTATAATGAGACCCCTACTACCCCAAGGAGAACCATGAAGACCCAGACTGTTCTGGACGCAAGCCGCTGGATCGCGACGAACGTCGTCAGCTACTCGGTCAGCATCTCCGTCGGCGCTGCCATGGTCGCTATCACCCCACAACCCAACAACCTCAAGAAGGCTGCTGCGTTCGTGGCTGGATACGCGATCGGAAGCATGGCCGGCGAGAAGGCTGAAGAGTGGACTAACGACCAGTTCGACAAGATCGAGTCCTTCGTCCACAAGCTGGAGAACAAGAACTCCGTGCAGTAACCCTCACACCCATATCCTCTAACACAGGGTATGGGTCTTTTTTTGAGAGGAATATGATGTCCGATCTCGAACACAAGTACCCAAGTAATAGCTTTACATCACGTAAGCCGCAAACTCCAGCTAAGCCCAAGAATATCGAGCGAGTCACTACCAGCGAGCCTATTGTCCAGAAGCGCGGGCTCGGTAAGCGGTTTGCCGAGGTGTTTATTGGGGCTGATGCAAAGAGCGTTTGGCAGTACATTGCCTACGACGTTCTTGTTCCGGCAGCTAAGGACATGGTCTCTGACGCTGTTAGTAGTGGCATTGAGCGAATGCTCTTTGGCGAAGGCGCTCGATCCCGCGGCTACAACAGCGGTAAGGGCGGTTTCACCAGTTACAACAAGATGTCGGGCCCGAACAAGCCTTCTATGTCAAATCGTGGTCGAGCTCGTCACGATTTCAAGGAGATTGTTCTGCCTACTCGCCCTGAGGCGGAAGACGTCCTCAACTCCATGTACACGATTCTGCAGGAGTACGGCGTTGTCTCGGTTAACGATTTCTACCAGATCGTAGGTATTACCGGCAGCTTTGCTGATGCGAAGTATGGCTGGACCGACATGCGCGGATCTCGAGTCGAGCGCGTTCGTAACGGCTACCTCATCGATCTTCCCGCTCCCGAAGTTCTCGAATAGGAGTTACCATGAAGAAGGAAGCAATCATGGCTACGTCTCGTGCGTTCTTCACGGGAGTGGCTAAGCTGAAGGCGAATAGTCCACATATCATGTTCGGTGTGGGCGTGGTTGGTGTTATTGGTGGTGCGGTTCTGGCTAGCCGAGCGACTCTCCACGTTGAGAAGCACCTGCACGAAGCTCAGATGAAGTTCGACGACATCAAGTCCATCGAGCACCCCGACTACACCGATTCCGAGCAGCTTCGTGATCGTGCGGTTGTTCTTGCCGAGGTGTCGGTAAACATCATCAAGCTGTACGGCCCGGCAATCATCGTCGGTGGTATTGGTATCGGCTGCCTTACTGGGGCACACGTGACGCTTTCGAAGCGTAATGTGGCTCTGGCTACGGCATATGCTGCTCTCGAGCGCAGCTACAACGCGTACCGACGTCAGATCCGTGAGGAGTTCGGCGAGGAGCGTGAAGCCCAGGCCCATCGATTTGTGCAGAAGCGTATTCTCGAAGAGGATATGTCTAAGCAGATCGAGTCTGGTCGAGCTAAGTCAGATTTCACGCCGTCTTCGTACGCTAGGTTCTTCGATGAGTCGAACCCTAACTGGAAGCCCGTAGCTAGCTACAACCTCAACTTCCTCGAGTGTCAGCAGAACTACCACAACCAGATGTTGATTAGTCGTGGCCACGTTCTTCTGAACGATGTCTACGAGTCTCTTGGATTCCCGAGGACCTCTGCCGGGGCTGTTGTCGGTTGGGTTCACGGCAACGGAGATAACTATGTTGACTTCGGGGTGTTCAACCCGCGGAGTAATAGCGCTCGATCGTTTGTAAATACGAACGATCCTGTCATCCTGCTCGATTTCAACGTCGATGGTGTTATTTACAACATGATCGACTGGCGCTCAAGGGGTTAATATGAAGATCATGGACATCGTAGCTAAGCCCATCCCTCTGTACGCAGCGGTGATTGGGGTCGCCGCTACTACCGCAGGGAGTTATTTCTTCCTTCAGTACCGAATGGGTAAGGAGTTCGACGCTCGTCTTCTTCAGGAGCTTGATGGGGTGCGTCTGTACTACGGTACAGCAAAGCCCTATGCAACCCCTGCAGAGGCCGTTGAGGCTCTCCAGCCTGAGCTAGATGGGCCGCTTGAGATTGAGACCGAGAACTACAAGTCACAGTCCGAGGAGCCCAAGCTCAAGGAGGTAGTGCGCAACGTCTTCACCGACGCTGACGATATGGGTGACTTCGACCCTGAGGTCGAGATGGCCGCTCGTGAGGCCGGGTTCCCGCACGTTCTCCTGCACGACGAGTTCTATGAGAGCGATCTAAACGCAATCACCCTTGAGTACTACGAAGGTGATGGCGTTCTGGCTGACGATAAGGGACAGCCGATCCTGGACGTAGACGCTCTGATTGGCGCGGATTCGCTTCAGAAGTTCGGGCATGGATCCCGTGATCAGCACACCGTCTATGTGCATAATCCGGACCTCGACGTGAACTTCGAGATTGTTAGGAATGACGGTAGATTCGACGAGATCGTTCTTGGTCTCAAGCACGTCGACGACCCCCGAATTCTTCGCAAGATGATGCGGCACGAGGACTGATCATCATGGCGGAGCCTCTCGATGAATTGTATATCGCGTGGCTCTATGCACAAATCAGCAACGTTAATCTACGCTCCAGTCGACGGACACACTGGGCTCTGATGTCGACCCTCTACACTTGTGAATTCGTGGCCTTGGTCCCGAACGATGACAATCGTGTAGAGGACATCAAAGATCTGAAAAAGGAGTTCCTCTTTGATGCAGAGATCCCATATGCGCAGCCAACCTGGTTTGAACATTGCTCGTTCCTTGAGCTGTTGATTGTTCTTTCTAGGTTGCTTGATTTCGAAACTGATTTTGGCATTGAGTATTGTTTCTGGCATCTGCTAGAAAACATAGGCCTCAGCGAATACAACGACAATAAGAAGTTCAGCGAACAGGAAGTTGAGGAGATTGTCGATACGGTGGTATCTCGAAACTACGATCGAAATGGGCGTGGCGGTCTATTCCCGCTTGAGAAAAGCCGTGACGACCAGCGTGAAATCGATCTGTGGTATCAACTGAATGCGTATGTGATTCAAAACGAGCAGTAGAAGGGAGGCATTATGGATTTCTTCAAGGTCGCTACTAAAGACACCCGCGGTGGAGTCGAGGTTTACCCTGAGTTCATTGTAAAGAAGTCTAAGGATCTTATGGTCCGAGGACGTTCTTTCTACGCGGTTTGGGACGAAGAAGCCGGCCTCTGGTCTCGTGATGACTATAGGGTAGCGCAGCTAGTTGATGCTGAGCTGGATGCTGTGGCGAGTCAAAAGGAAGGTGCCACAGTCAAGTACATGTCTAACTTCTCGAACGGTAGCTGGAAGCGTTTCAAGGAGTTCTGTACACAGCTCGGTGACAGTTACCACCCTCTCGACCAGGAACTTGTCTGGGCGAACTCAGATATGAAGCAGAGTATGTACGCAAGTAAGCGCCTACCATACGCTCTCGAGCCTGGCGATTTCAGCGCTTGGGACGAGCTGGTTGGGCGTCTATACTCTGTCGAGGAACGTGCCAAGATCGAATGGGCGATCGGCGCGCTAGTATCTGGAGACGCAAAGCGCATTCAGAAGTTCTTGGTTCTATATGGTGGTGCTGGTACGGGTAAGTCGACAATCCTTAACATCATTCAGCAGTTGTTCGAGGGCTACTATGCAGTCTTCGAAGCAAAGGCTCTTGGTGATGCAACTAAGGATTTCTCGGCTTCAGCGTTCAACAACCTCCCGCTGGTAGCAATTCAGCACGACGGCGACCTGTCAAGGATCACCGATAATACGCGACTCAACTCGATTGTCGCACACGAAGAAATGCTGATTAATGAGAAGTACAAGGCGCCGTACTCTGCTCGCATTAACGCATTTCTGTTCATGGGTACGAACCAGAGCGTGAAGATCACGGATAAGAACTCTGGTTTGATTCGACGTCTGATTGACGTTGAGCCCACTGGCGCCAGGTTCACCCCTAATCACTACAACACTCTCCTTAGCCGGATCGACTTCGAGCTGGGTGCTATTGCCTGGCATTGCCGCGAAGTCTACTGGGAGATGGGGAAGAACTACTACGAGAAGTACACCCCGACAAACATGCTCTACAAGACGAACGTGTTCTACAACTACGTCGAAGATCATTTTGACGTATTCAACGGCGGTGATGGTGTATCTCTTAAGCAGGCCTACTCCCTCTACAAGGAGTGGTGCGCTATGGCAAATATCCCTCGAGTGATGCCTCTGTATCTCTTTAGGGATGAGCTTAAGGGTTACTTCGAGGAGTTCCACGAGCGAACTACGATCGATGATGTACGAGTCCGGAACTACTACACCGGATTCAAGAAGCTCGGTACATTCAAGGCCGTAGAAAGCGAAGAGGGAATTTACTCGTTGGTTCTGGATCAGACAGAGTCTTTGTTCGATGAAGACTACGCTCCTTATCCTGCACAGTACGCCACGGATGCAGGGATCCCTTCAATGAAGTGGGAGCGTGTTCAGACGCAGCTGAAGGATATCGACACTAAGAAGCTGCACTACGTCCAGATTCCTCCTAACCACATCATCATCGACTTCGATTTGAAGGGTCCTAGGGGTGGTAAGGACCTCGAGGAAAACCTGAAGGCAGCTAGCACGTGGCCGCCCACCTACGCCGAACTTAGCCAGGGTGGTGCTGGTGTGCATCTTCATTACATCTACACCGGAGATGTCAGCGAGCTTAGCGGACAATATGCCGACGGTATTGAGGTCAAGGTATATACGGGAAATGCAGCTCTCCGACGGAGGCTCACTAAGTGCAACAATATCCCGATTGCAAGCATCAGTAGTGGCCTCCCGCTTAAGGAGAAGAAGATGCTCCCACAGAAGACAATCAAGACCGAAACGGGACTTCGTGAGCTAGTAGAGCGAAACCTGCGCAAGGAAATTCATGCAGGAACCAAGCCATCGATCGACTTCATCAAGGTGATTCTGGATGAGGCCTACGACCTTGGTGTCCCGTACGATCTGACTGACATGCGTAGTCGGATCATTGCGTTCGCGAACAACAGCACCAATAACGCGGATTACTGCCTCAAGACTGTGCTCAAGATGAAGTTCCAGTCTGAGTTGAAGGCGGAAGAGGAGACCCCTCGATTCGCTGACGACCGAGTAGTCCTGTTCGACGTTGAGGTGTACCCAAACCTCTTCGTTGTTTGTTGGAAGTGGGAGGGTGACGATCAGAACATCGTTCGCATGATCAACCCGTCTGCCGATGAAATTGAAAAGCTTCTCGAGTACAAGCTCGTGGGCTTTAACAATCGTAGGTACGACAACCACATCCTCTACGCAAGGTATATGGGCTACAACAACGAAGCCCTTCATAAGCTGAGTCAGAAGATTATCGGTAACAACCGGGATGCTCTCTTTGGCGCAGCTTATGGTCTTAGTTACGCCGACATCTATGACTTCTCTTCCATCAAACAGAGTCTTAAGAAGTTCGGTATTGACCTGGGTATGCATCACTTGGAGCTTGATATTCCTTGGGATGAGCCTGTTCCGGAAGAGCTTTGGGATACAGTGGTTGAGTACTGTTGTAACGACGTGCTCATCACGGAAGCTGCATGGAACGACCGGGCCCAGGACTTCGCCGCTAGGAAGATCTTGGCTGAGCTCTCTGGTCTCCCGGTCAACAATACGACTCAGTCACACACCGCACGAATCATCTTCGAAGGAGATAAGAATGCCAAAGCAGCCTTCGTCTATACCGATCTCTCCAGAGATTTCCCAGGTTACCGGTTTGACGCTGGAGTTTCAACTTACCGCGACGAAGTGGTCGGAGAGGGTGGCTACGTTTATGCGGAGCCAGGCATTCATACCAACGTCGCTCTACTCGATGTCGCCTCCATGCACCCGACGTCGATCGAGGAACTCAATCTCTTTGGCGAATACACAAAGAACTTCTCGGCCCTCAAGAAGGCTCGTCTCGCAATCAAGCACAAGGACTACGAGGCCGCGGGTAAGATGCTGGGAGGAAAGCTCAAGCCTTTCCTCAATGACCCGTCGGCTGCGGACGCACTCAGCTATGCGCTGAAGATCGTCATCAATATTGTCTACGGCATGACTAGTGCTCGATTTGAGAACCCGTTTAACGACATGCGTAACATCGATAACATTGTCGCTAAGCGTGGGGCTTTGTTCATGATCGATCTCAAGCACGCTGTTCAAGAGATGGGATATCAGGTAGCCCACATCAAGACGGATTCCATCAAGATCCCTAACGCTACTGATGAGATCATCGAGTTCGTCATGAACTTCGGTAAGAAGTACGGATACGATTTCGAGCACGAGGCTACGTACGACAAGATGGCCCTCGTGAACGATGCCGTGTACATCGCAAAGAAGCGCTCCGAGAAGGACCCCCGGTCTTGGACGTGGGTTGCGGTGGGTGCTGAGTTCCAGCATCCGTACGTATACAAGAAGCTCTTCACCGAGGAGCCTATCGAGTTTAAGGACCTGCTTGAGACTCGGTCGGTTACTAAGGGCAGCATTTGGCTCGATTACGACAATGAGGTTGATGGACGAATCTTCATCGGTCGTATCGGTCAGTTTGTTGCCTGTAAGACTGGGGGACGCCTCCTTCGCGTGGTTGACGATAAGGAATACGCAGTCACCGGCACTAAGAATTGGAGATGGGAGGAAGCTACAAACTTCGATACAGGTGAGTTTGAGGCTGACCACGAATATTATGACGGACTGGTTGCAGACGCGTACAAGACTCTGCACCAATTCGGCGACGTAGAGGAGTTCATCAAGACATGAAAAGAGCTACAGTTCCCGTAGTCATTTACAAAGATGGCGAACGAGAAGTTGTTGGGGAGGCGGTGGTAGATCTGGAAAACTACGGCCGCTCTTACCTCGACATCATCAACTACGAGATCAACCTCAACGATGCAGGACTGACCCTACGAAAGGATCGATGATATGTCCAACCAGCGCAAGTGGAAGATTGACGATACCGCTCTCGATCACTGGATTGTAGACGCCTACAGCCACGAGACCGGAGAGAACATCCTTGCCGGCCCGATGTCGCGTGCGAACGCTCGAATCGTCGGCGATGATTATAAGGGCGTTGGTTACCAGGTGACCCTTCGCTACATCAACCAGATCAAGTTCCTCGAAGACTAGGAGATAGATATGCCTACTGCTCAGAAGCGCCCCACCCGTTCGCCGATCACCTTCGAAGACGTGCGGCTCGTCTACCGCAACTTCGCTGGGCGAGAGGGGCTCTACAACAAGTCCGGAGACCAGTCCTTCTCGATCCTTCTGCCTTGGGAAATCGCTGACGCTATGGCCAATGACGGCTACAACGTCAAGTTCCCGAAGGACATCGAGGACAAGGAGATCCTTCCTCACATCCAGGTCAAGGTGAACTTCGACGGAGATCGTCCGCCCCAGGTCATTCAGATCACGTCTCGGGGCAAGACCCACCTCACTAAGGAGACGTCTGCGGTTCTCGACTACGCCGACATCAAGCACGTCGACCTGATCGTCAACCCGTACTTCTGGGAGGTCAAGTCCGACTCTGGTTGGTCCCTCTACCTCAAGTCGATCTACGTCACGATCGAGGAGGACCCGCTCGAGCTGAAGTACAGCGACATTGTCGACGTTGCTGGACGGGCTCCGGATGAGGAGTAGAGGAAAGCACGAAGACAACTGGCTGGAACGTGAGCTAGACGCGATCACAGCTACCGCAAAGCGTGTCATGAATCACGCAGCAGAACCAGATATCATTGCTTTGGGTGAAGCTCTCGCCCGACTGTCCTTGATCGTTAAGGGCCATATAAGAGAGGAAGACTGATGGATTTCATCATCGGGGCGCTTGTGATGCTCCTTGGCGTCTTTGTTGGCGCTGCTATCTTGTCAACCGCCATGGCTAAGACGCTGCCGGCTCGTAAGAACGCGCCTCAGTCTCACGGCACTACGCACACGAACGTCACCGTCATTCCGACGCAGTCTGAGAGGGAGAACTGATATGAACGGTTCTTGGGAAAAAGCACAGGGTGATGTGGATCTTCAGCGATCCGAAAGTATCCATACGTTGCAAAAGGTCCCACCCACTCCAGCTGCTGTCGTTCGTCTGGCTGAGGCTGAGGCGTTCATCCTAATGGTCCGTGGGCTTGGACTCACTGAGGATTTGTCTATTGACATCCTTACCGAGCTCAAGCGCAAGGGCATCGTCGTCCAGTTCGTATAGATAAGGAATCCAACATGGAGATCGGTCTTTTCGCCCGCAAGTCCCTCACGGTTGAGGCTATTCAGGTCAGTCTCGACAATATGGACGATGTTGCCCGCTGGTGCGGTGGTGTTGTCAAGGAGCACCCGCCCAAGCAGGAGGGCCAGTTCACCAAGAAGTACATCCAGGTGGACGTGCTACACCCTCTCAGCAAGAAGCAGACGCGTGCGTACGTCGGGGACTGGATCCTGAAGAGCAAGCAGGGCTTCAAGATCTACGCCAACAACGCGTTCCAGAAGGGCTTCGAGCACCTCGCTACGGTAGCCAAGGAGAACTGATATGGGTAAGACACAGTACGGATACAGCATGAAGAAGATCGAGGAAAAGGCAGCTAAGCGTGGAATGACTCCGGCCAAATACCTCAACTACCTTCAGATGCGCGCAAACGGAATGATCGTCTTCCCCGCTGGGAAGGGGGTGTCTACTAATGCCTAGTACCGTTCATGTGTGGGAGGTCTTCAAGATCGCCACATCCGTCGCCGTTGCCGGTATCACGTACGTGTATCTGAGCAGCAAGGAAGTTAAGTAATACCAATGGGTGGGGCCTAGCTGTAGATGCGCTCAGGCTTAAACGACAATTGATACCGCAACATTGCGCCCACCCTCCACCCCTATTATATGAGGAGAACTGATATGGACGACTGCGAGCTCTGCACAAAGATCAGCGCCAGCTGTGACGAGATGAACCGGCTGCTGCTTGAGACTTGTAAGTTGCACACGGAGGCTATCCGACTGCGGGACCTGGTCGCGATTAGCAACAGCTGGACCGCGGTGTTGATGTCGATGACCAACAAGGCGAAGGCGGACATCCTCTTCGCGAACCACAAGGCCGTGCACGCCAAGAACTAGGAGATAATATGCCTCACCTGATCTGCACGAAGCACAAGCGTCGTGTTCTCTTCACCGAGAAGGCCATGTACCACCGCTCCGACCAGTCCGTCTGTAAGTCCTACGACGTCAAGATCGGTAAGACCGTTCTGTCGCACTGGACTGCTGTTGAGCTCGGCCAGCCCGGGGGCTCACGTCATTGGTTGCCCCTGCGGTTGCCAGAGCTAGACCCACTCCACCCCAATATGAAGGAGAACTGATATGACGACCGCCGACATCAAGGCCCTGCTCGCCAGCTTCAGCGACGCCAGCGACCGCATCGAGAACGGCATCAACACCAACTTCGACCTCTTCATCCAGACCATGAACGCGATGGGCAAGGCGATCGAGGAGAAGGACAAGTTGACCGAGGCGAGCTGCGTGATGATCATGACCGAGCTCTTCTACAGCCAGTCCCAGTTGGGCCGCTTGGCCAACAAGGGGTTCCGTACCATCATCAAGACCGTCAGCTAGGAGGAAACTGATATGCGCAACACGAACCAGCTCCGCAACCTCGTCATCTACACCACCGTCAAGATGGTGATGCTCGGGGCCACCTACTGCCTCATCAAGAAGACGCTGGAGGAGACGGCCAAGCGCCTTCCCGAGGAGTAGACGCAGCGTTTACAAGGGGTATAATGAGACCCATCCACTCTGATTGGAGACCCCTATGAACGCCATCACCCTCGCCGTTCGCTGGTCGTTTCTGGTCGTGACCTACGTCGTCACGTACCTGATCGCTCAGTCGTTCACCGCGAAGATCCTTGGCATCAGCAGGAAGAAGACCACTGTGTGATGCTCTACGGCCTAGACCCTTACAAAGGGTTTAGGTCTTCGCACTTTTAACAGCGGGTATAATGAGACCCCCACCCACTACACTAGGAGAAACCATGTCCAAGTTCAAGGAGAAGATCGCCGCCGCCAAGTCCTGGTCGCGCGAGCACTCTTCCGAGATCATCGGCACCAGCGTTGTCACCGGTGTGATCGGCTTCTACGCCTTCCTCGTGGCGGTCGCCTACAAGGCCGACAAGGCTGAGTACGAGCGACTCGTCGCGGAGGAGGACGCGTACCTGGCCGAGCTCAACCGTACCGCAACCTGGGTCGCCGACAAGACCGAGGAAGGGAAGTTCGTCGTCCGCTCTGAGCAGGGCGTCATCATGTCCTTCGACAGCAACCCTGAGTTCTACCGACCTGAAGGGATGTGACCCTCAGCCTGTACCCCCTACAAGGGGTATGGGTTTTGCCGACTAGTTACTAGGAAGGAGGCGAAATGAACCTGTTCCCACATCAAGAGGACGCGCTTAGCCGAATGCATAACGGATGTGTGCTTGTTGGGGGTGTTGGTACGGGCAAGTCGCGCACCGCCATCGCGTACTACATGGACAACGAGGCCCCGAAAGATCTCTACATCATCACCACCGCTAAAAAGCGTGATACTCTAGACTGGGATGGAGAGGCGGTCTTGTATGGGATCGGTCGAGAAGTTAGTACACAAGGGCTCCTCACCGTAGATTCATGGAACAACCTCCACAAGTACGATGGAGTAACAGATGCCTTTTTTATCTTCGACGAACAACGTGTCCCTGGGCGTGGTGCTTGGGTTAAGTCGTTCCTCAAGATCGCCAAGAAAAATAACTGGATTCTACTGTCTGCTACTCCTGGGGACACGTGGATGGATTATATACCCGTTTTTGTGGCGAATGGGTTCTATAAGAATCGTACAGAATTCACGAGGGAACACCTCATTTTTAGTTCCTACACCAAGTTCCCGAAGGTTGAGAAGGTAATCGGTGTAAGGAAGCTAGCCTATCTAAGAGCTGAGATCCTGGTTGAGATGCCGTACGAACGACACACCAAGCGGCTTATCGAGACTGTGGATGTGGACTACGACATTGACCTATTCAACAAGGTTTATAAGAGGAGATGGCATGTTTATGAAGACCGTCCTATCAAGGATGTCGGCGAGTATTACCGGGTTATGCGAAAGGTTGCTAACTGTGACCCATCGCGATTGGATGCTCTGAGAGAGCTCCTAACGAAACACGACAAGATTGTGGTGTTCTATACCTTCAACTACGAATTGGACATCCTGAGGACGCTCAGCGAGGAAGTTACGCTCGCAGAATGGAACGGGCATAAGCATGAGCCGATTCCTGATGGTGATCGCTGGGTGTACCTCGTCCAGTACATGGCAGGCGCTGAAGGATGGAACTGCACGCGTACGGACGCCATGGTGTTCTATAGCCTCCAGTACTCGTATCGGTTGTTCGAGCAAGCGCAAGGACGCATTGATAGGCTCGACACGCCGTACGAAACACTGTGGTACTACGTCCTATTTAGTGGAAGCCTGATTGATAAGAAGATCTGGAACAAGCTAAAGCATAAGCAAGATTTCAACGAAGATCGCCTCTTCTGGACTAAGAGTTAGTGGCCAGATTTGGTTAGAAATCGTTAGGACGTGTTCGGACACGCAAAAGGGGTAAAACGGACATTGTGGACATAGTGGTACATATTGGTACATATTGGGGCCCATGCCGTAATGAAGGGCAAAATAGGACAAAAACGGACATTTTACCCCTGTTTTTGAGGTCTGATTTTGGTTTAGTGGCCAAAAATGGCCAAATCTGTTCAAAAACTCTTTTTGTAGATTCGACTAGTTACTATAAAAGTAGTAACTACTGCAAAATTCCTAAATAGTTTTTGAAAAAAAATTTGTTTTTGGCCAGTGACTTTTTGGAGGCAAAAGTGGAGCTGTTCAAGACCGACATCGCGTACCTGGGTTTCCCTGGGTATAGTGTTACAACAGATGGTCTTATCATCATCAACTACACCGGCAAACCAGTAAAGCCATCCCTCGCAAAGGACGGGCAATGGAAAGTAAATCTCAGAACCGTTAGAGGACATTACACTAGTGTTCTTGTAGCTCGTATCGTAGCTGATGTCTACGTTGAGCGAGAGCGCGATGTTCTTGACACGGTCATGTTCAAGAATGGAAACAAATATGAACCCTTCGCAGACAACCTCTGTTGGCGAACAAGAGCCTACTGCTCCCATTATTATCGTCAACGTCTACGCAAGTATCATGTCACCCCGATCCCAGTCCGATGTATTGAAGACAATAAGATCTTTGACTCGCATGAAGAGGCTGGGCATTATTACGGTATAACAACCTTTGCGGTGGATTATTCGGTTATGGAAGGCACTCCAGCTTGGCCCATCGCAAAACGGTTCGAATTGGTATAAAGTAGTAACAACCAGTCATCAAATCATAGGGTATAATGAAGGAAGGATGCCCCACATCTTTTCGTTTAGATTTTGAGAGGAGGACCTCATGGTTCGCGAGCGTGATTACCAGCAGTACCTGATTCGCCACCTTAAGGAACTCTTCCCTGGATGTGTGGTGCTTAAGAATGACCCTGAGTACATTCAGGGTTTTCCCGACCTTCTTGTCCTCTATGGGAACAAGTGGGCCGCACTCGAGGTTAAGGCTTCGCATCGCTCTGCCGAGCAGCCTAACCAGGCCTACTATGTTGAGCAGCTTGATTTTATGTCATTTGCTGCTTTCATCTATCCCGAGAATGAGGAGGAAGTTCTAAATGCGCTTCAACACACATTCCGCTCTCGCCGGGCAGCACGCGTTTCTCGGGGCTAGCAAGTACCACTGGATCAACTACACAGATGAAAAGCTTGATCGTGTGTACGTGGCCGCGCTAGCTGCACAACGAGGCACAGAGCTACACGCATTTGCTTCTGAAGCTATTCGTCTTGGGATTAAGCTCCCAGGTAATAATAAGACTCTGAATCGGTATGTCAACGACGCCATTGGTTATCGTATGCATCCGGAACAGATTCTTTATTATTCTGAGAATTGCTTTGGCACGGCAGATGCTATTGGATTTCGACGTAGTACACTTCGTATCCACGATCTGAAGACTGGCGTTACTCAGACTTCTCATCATCAGCTAGAGGTTTATGCAGCTCTCTTCTGTCTTGAGTATGGCTTTAAGCCGTTCGACATTGACATTGAGCTTCGCATTTACCAGAACGACGAAGTTGGTGTATGGGAAGGAGATTCAGACCAGATCACACACATCATGGATAAGATCATTACGTTCGACAAGCGTATTACCGCGATTCGAAACGAGGCGTTGTGATGCTTATGGATGAAAAGGCTCTAGCACACTATGGAACGCCCCGACACTCTGGTCGCTACCCTTGGGGCTCTGGTGGTGATGAGTCTTCACGAAACCGGGACTTTCTTGGGTGGGTTGAAAGCCTGAAGGCTAAGGGACTCACTGAAAAGGAGATCATGGATTCGGTAGGCATGAAGTCTACTGAGTTCCGTGCTCGTAAGTCGATTGCTCTTAACGAGCGTCGTGCAGAGAATTACGCAACTGCACTCAAGCTCAAGAACAAGGGTATGAGTAACACCGCCATTGCTGAGCGAATGGGTACTTCTGAGTCTAACGTCCGAGCATGGCTTAAGGCGGCTGAAGCAGATAAGCCCAATATTCTAAAAAACACGGTTGACGCTCTAAGGGCTGAGGCCGATAAGAATCTCGCTATTGACGTGGGCTCTGGTGTTGAGCACTATGTCGGGGTTACTCGAACTATGCTCGATACTGCTATTAAGTATCTTGAAAATGAAGGCTACAACATCTTCTACGTCAAGGTTCAGCAGCTGGGCACTAGGTTTAACACAAACGTCAAGGTTCTGGCTAAGCCCGGTACTAGATTCCCAGATGTTGCTAAGAACCCTGAGAAGATCTCGCTCATCAACACCTATTCCAAGGATGGTGGGCGTACCATGATTACCACTCAGCCCCCACTCAACATTAGCTCTACGCGTATTAAGGTTGCGTATGCTAATGAGGGTGGTGCTGATAATGATGGTGTGATTTTCGTTCGTCCTGGCGTTAAGGATCTTAGTCTAGGTCATTCTAGGTATGCTCAGGTACGGGTTGCTGTCGACGGAACCCATTACCTAAAGGGTATGGCCATTTATAAGGATGATCTGCCTAAGGGTGTTGACATCGTCTACAACTCCAATAAGTCTGACACTGGCAATAAGAAAGATGCCATGAAGCCTTTGGAGAAGGTTCCTGGTACTGAAGATGTTGATTGGTCCAATCCGTTTGGTACCAACATTCGTCGTCAGATTACAAAGACCAACGAAGACGGTAGTGTCACTGTTACCTCAGCAATGAACATCCTTAACGAAGAAGGTAAGTGGGGCGAATGGAATGCCGGGCTTTCCTCCCAGATGCTTTCTAAGCAAGCTCCTAAGTTTGCTAAGCAGCAGCTTGATATGCTGTATGAGCGCAAGAAGAATGAACTTGATGAGATCAACTCTCTTACCAACCCGGTAATCAAGCGAAAGCTTCTGGAAGCGCATTCTGATAGTATTGATTCTGTTGCTAATAAGCTTGAGGCTGCTGGTGTAGCTAGGACTGCCCAGAAAGTCATTCTCCCAATCACATCGCTTAAGGACAATCAGGTTTACGCCCCAACCTTCAAGGATGGCGAGCGTGTGGTCTTGATTCGTCACCCACACGGTGGACCTTTTGAGATTCCTGAGCTTACAGTCAATAATAGAAATCCTGAAGCTAAGAAGCTTCTTGGTGATGTTCCTGATGCTATCGGAATCAATCCCAATGTAGCCCAAAAGCTTTCTGGTGCGGACTTTGATGGTGATACGGTTCTCATTATCCCTAACGCTAAGGGCGAGATTCGTAGTGCCCCATCGCTCCAAAAGCTTAAGGACTTTGATCCTAAAACGCAGTATAAGGGTTACCCAGGAATGAAGGTTCTTGAGGGTGACGCTATGCAACAGCAAATGGGTCGAGTTTCTAATCTAATCACGGATATGACAATTAAGCGTGCATCTCAAGACGAGATTGCTCGTGCTGTTCGTCACTCCATGGTTGTGATTGATGCGGAAAAGCATAAGCTTGACTGGAAGCGTTCTGAAGTTGAAAATGGGATTGTCGCTCTAAAGAAGAAGTATCAAGGTGTTTCTTCTACTGGTCAACCAAAGGGTGCATCAACCCTAATATCTAAGGCCGGTTCTGAGATTCGTGTTCCTGAGCGAGTCCAGAATAGAGAGTTTATTATCGATCCTAAGACTGGTAGGAAGATCCCTAATGAAACAGGAAACACCTACCTAGACAAGAAGACTGGGAAGCTTGTTATTAGAACCCAGCTTTCTACTAAGCTTGCTGAAACCCAAGATGCGCATACCCTTTCTTCTGGTACCCATATAGAGAAGATCTATGCTGACCATGCTAATAGAATGAAGGCCCTTGCTAATGAGGCCCGTCGTTCTATGGTTAATACAAAGAACATTCCCTATAACCAGACGGCTAATAAGGTATACGCCCAGGAAGTTAGTGAGCTAGTCTCAGCTTTGAACATTGCTCAAAAGAACGCCCCCCGTGAAAGACAAGCCCAGCTCGTAGGAAACGCCATTGTTTCGGCAGCCCTCAAAGCTAACCCGAACATGGATAAGGATGATGTTAAGGATCTAAAAGTAAGAAGTTTGGATAACGCCCGTGCTGCCCTAGGTGTTAAGAAAGAAGTCATTAAGATTACACCCAGACAGTGGGAAGCTATTCAGGCAGGTGCTGTAAGTAACAATAGGCTGACACAGATTATTGATAACGCAGATCTAGAAGTAGTTAAGAACTATGCTACTCCTAGAACTAAGATTCTCATGACATCTACTAAGGTGTCTAGAGCTAAGGCCATGTTGGCACAAGGCTACACGCAAGCAGAAGTAGCCTCCCAGTTGGGTGTTTCATTGACCACCCTTAAGAACTCTTTGGTATAGGTGTATGATGAAGTACATGCTTACTACAGTGGACAATCCATACGATCCACAAAAAGAGTTTGATGAGTGGTATGATTTTGACCTCCGTATGGGATACAACACTGTCAATCTTCTTGCAAGATTTACTTATGATTCAGATGAGTTTAGTGATGAAATGAGATCGCAGGCTATTCAAACTGCTATCGATGAAGTCATTAAGCTCAATCCTATGGGTGTCCATCGTAAGGTTCCTTTCATCGAATCCAACAAAACGGTTGATGATTCGTAGAAACAAATCATTAAGACCATCCAAAAGTTTCACATGAAACTATTTGGTTTGGATACAATTAAAACTCAAAGTTTCGGCATTCCAGGTTGCTGTGAAATTTTGAGAATAATTTGAAAGAATGTTGGCGAGAACATGAAACACAATAGGGGAGGGGGGTCTCGCAAAATATACCCCCCTTGTGCATCGCGCGGCCCCCAAAAAATGCCCCGGGGGACCAAAATTCTGAAGCAATCCTAACCATAACCCCTGAAGTACTCTCAGGAAGGGAGGATGAAGTGGCCGGAAGGCGTAAGGAACCCATCGACGAAACACCGACTAGACGTCAACGTCCGGCTACTACTCTCGAAGCCCGAGAGAATCAGCTGGTTTCGTTGGCTGTCGACCTCGCTGAGAAGCAACTCGCCGATGGTACCGCCTCCGCGCAGGTTATTACACACTACCTAAAGCTCGGTACAACTCGAGAGAAGCTTGAGCAGGAGAAGTTGGCTCGCGAGAACGAGCTTTTGAAGACTCGTACTGAGCGTGAAGCTTCTGCTACGCGCATTGAGCAGCTTTACGCTGAGGCTCTCAACGCTATGCGAGCTTATTCTGGAGTGGAGGTCCATAAGTCGGATGATGAAGACTTACAATGAGCTTCGTAGACTAGAAACCTTCGAAGAACGTTACCGTTACCTCGCTCTAGGTGGTGAAGTCGGGGCTGAAACCTTCGGGTTTGATCGATGGATTAACCAAGCTTTCTATCGATCGACTGAATGGCGTCGCCTTAGACGTGATGTAATCTTGCGTGACAACGGTTGCGATCTTGGCGTAGAGGGTTACGAGATTCACGATCGAATTCTAGTTCATCACATGAATCCAATCACGGCAAGGCACATTGACGAAGTTGATGACCTTGTTTGGAACCCAGACTACCTGATCACAACCACTCACAGGACTCATAACGCGATTCACTACGGTGACGAGAGTCTTCTACCTAGAATCTTTGTACCTCGATCCCGAGGCGACACCAAACTTTGGTAAGGAGCAGTCATGGCTAACACACCTTTCAATCGAGAGCAGGCCGCTAAGCGCGCCGAGGCTAACAACACGAACCTTCACTATCTCTGCCAGAAGTGGACGCGACAGATCTTCGGTGCTCCTGCCGTTGGGGACGTTGATGGTGACCGAGATGCCGATGCTGTTGACGGCTGGAAGTCTGAGCCCGAGGAGTTCCGTCACTTTGGTGACCGTAACCCCCCTCGAGGTGTCCCTGTAGCATGGGGCGGTGGGGCTAAGGGGTTTGGCCACCGAGCTGTCTCCCTTGGCAACCGTAAGATCCGCTCCATCGACATCAACGGTAAGGTTGGAACCGTCGACCTTAGCTGGTTTGAGCGGAACTGGGGACTGAAGTACCTTGGTTGGTCTGAGACTATGAGTGGTCTCTACATTCCAAAGCCGGTGGTTGCTCCTGCTCCGACTAAGAAGTCGAATCTCCAGATTGCTAGAGAAGTAATTGCTGGAAAGTGGGGAGTTGGCGACGACCGAGTCAAGCGACTTCGTCGAGCTGGCTACAACCCAACCACCATTCAGAGTCTGGTCAACAAGCTTCTTGGCTGACCGTCAAAATGGTAGTGAATCGTAGGAGGTGAGCCATGGAGACAAGCATTCTTAAGAGTGTGAAGAAGGTCGTTGGAATCTCGGCAACAGATACGTCCTTCGATGAGGATATTCTGATGCACACCAACACCGCACTAGCAACGTTGAATCAGCTCGGCGTCGGCCCAGAAGGCGGAATCTCCGTTTACGACGATTCGGCTACTTGGGCTTCGGTGTTTGGTACTGATCAGCGTTATTCCGCAGTAAAGTCTTACGTGTACGCGAAGGTAAAGCTTCTCTTTGATCCCCCTACAACTTCATTTCTTCTTGAAGCTTTGCAGGAGAATGTTCGAGAGATGGAGTGGCGCTTGAACACGGTTCGTGAGACCGATAACTTTGAACCCAACGAAACCGTTCTTGATGGTGGCGACGTTGAGTTTGATCCTTCCGGATCCGCTGATGGCGGAGCACCTTGATTTAGGAGACTGGAATGGCTAAGACTACAATTCAGCTCCGTCGAGGTACGGAGCAACAGTGGATTGATGTTAATCCTGTCCTTCGCGCAGGCGAGGTCGGGGTAGAGATCGACCGAAACAAGTTCAAGATCGGCGACGGATTCCTTTCTTGGATCGATCTTCCGTACGCCGCCGGAGACATCGACACGGATGCTGTTCAGGCTCTGATCGACGCTGCTCTGCAGGATGCAGTTCTTGATGGTGTTCCTGGCCCCCCTGGCGACGATGGTGCTCCAGGTGCAGATGGTGCCGACGGGCTTTCTGCCTACCAGATTGCCTCGGCAAACGGGTTTGTTGGCACCGAAATCGAGTGGCTAGCTTCTCTCGTTGGCCCCCCAGGTGCTGACGGAGCTGATGGTGCCCCAGGTGCTGACGGAGCTGATGGTCCCCCAGGTGCTGACGGAGCTGATGGTGCAGATGGACTTTCCGCCTATCAGATTGCCGTAGCTAACGGCTTTGTCGGCGATGAGTCCGCGTGGCTCGCATCCCTACAAGGAGCAGATGGTGAGCAAGGTCCTCCTGGTAACGACGGTGCTCCTGGCAGCCCTGGCGCTGATGGTAATGACGGAGCTCCTGGCGCAGATGGTGCTGACGGTCCTCCCGGCCCTGGGGTAGCTGCTGGTGGTACTACTGGACAGATCCTCGCTAAGAACAGCAATACTGACTTTGACACCGAATGGGTCGATGCGCCTACTGGTGGTGGCCCTGGGGTAACCGACGGTGATAAAGGCGATGTCGTCGTTTCTGGATCTGGAACCGCGTGGACCGTAGACGTTGATGTTATTACAAACGCCAAACTTGCCAATATGGTAGAATCAAGAATTAAGGGCCGAGCTTCTGGCGCCGGTACTGGCGACCCGGCCGATTTGACTGGAACTCAGGTAGCTGCGATTCTTCCAGATGCGGCCGCAGGGGTTAAAGGGCTCATTACTCCTCCAGGAGGAACCAGCACATTCCTTCGTGCGGATGGATCATTTGCTACTCCTGCTGGTGGTGGCGGGACCACTTGGTATAAGGGAACTGCAGTACCAAGTTCTGGGTTGGGTGTTGACGGTGATTATTATGTTAAACATTATAATCTATCCGCAGAGAATACTCCGCTTAGTGAGTATAGTGCCATGGTATACCAAAAGATTTCAGGAACTTGGCATAGAGTAGGTACTCTAAATAAATTCCTAAGTGGTCTTGCTGCCGGAGGATTTGCTGATAGTTTTTCTTATTCGCAGGCTCCAGCTCTTACCCATTCGTCATGGGTTACACTTGGTACCCATGGCACCTCAGATTCTAGTAGTGTAACGTTTACTGGCGGCGCAGACCCGATCAACAAAACTCTTAGTATCTATACTGGTGGTCCTGCCGAAAGTCTGGCTCAGTTTACGCTAACAACAATGCCTGTTGGTGGCGGAGTTATGTTTGGTGCTGGATCGGCGTATGGGGTTCCTTATCCGTCGTTTATTGTTAATGCCGATGGGTCATGTACTGTATATTCTATAAGCGGGTTCAATCGAGGAAACATCCCTACAGTTCAGGCTGGAGATCGTTTCTTCATTTATAATGGTTTTGGACACGCAGTCCTTGCAATTCTCAGATCATCTACGGTTCTTTGGGACGCTGCAGTAACGGGAACTTTCTGGGATCCAAGTTGGCCTGTACAGTATGGATCTATGTGTCTTCTAGGGGCATACAATACCCCGTCGGCCGGTAAAGTAACTCTAAATTTCTGGAGGATTAGGTCATGACTGAGCCCACTTTTCAAGATCCGCCCTCGCTGCAAGAGGCGTTGGCTCAGATGCATGTCGTTGCGGATCAGGCCTTCGCCGAGATCGAAACTTTAAAGAGTCATCGCTCAACACTAGCTGCAGCCCGCGATATTCTTCTCGAATACCAGTTCGGTGCTCCGGACACTCCGTCTTTCCCCGAGGTTCTGTCTCCAGTTCAGACCGCAGTACTGGCATACCGCGATTCAGGTATTGAAGATTCTGAGTGTGATCGTCACATCATGTGGATCAATGCCCGAGTCAATGAGATCAATGCCGTCGCCGGATTCGGCGCGGGGATCCTCCAGTGATCTCCTCGTCGACCTGGGCTATCTGGCTCGGTCTGATCGTCGCTTCGTTCGGTGTTCTTGAGGGTATTGCTCTATTCAACAAGAAGTCTGGAGACACCCTCAGCGAGAACACTCGCAAGTGGATTGGGCTGAAAGAAAACGGGTTCAAGCGTGTAGCTGGAGCATCCGTATTTGCTGGATCGATTCTTGGTCTGGCCGCGTGGTTTGTGGTTCATATTCTAGAGTAAGGAGGTGAACATGAACGAGGTTGACGACGTTCTAGCCCATTACGGCATCAAAGGCATGAAGTGGGGTGTACGTAGAGATCGTAGCGGATCTTCTGGTTCTGACTCTGGGCGTAAGATGCTCAAGGTAAAGATCGGAAAGTCTAAGGCCGAAAAGATGGCTATTAAGACTAAGAATCAGACCGACGATCATAAGGAATTTGCGGCCCTAGCGATTAAGGCAAAGAAGTATGGCGTTTCTAGCCTTACTAACAAAGAGCTTTCTACATATTTGACTCGTATGGACCTCAATGTTCGCTACGCAAAGCACAACCCAAAGAAGAAGAACCCGGCCGTCGAAATTGTTAAGGATCTCCTTGTCTCAGCAGGAAAGAAGAAGGCTGCCGAGCTTCTAGCAGATCCGAAGAAGGCTAAGGATCTTTTCGAAATGGTCGCTAATATTGATTCTGGTAAGCACGCAGGAAAGAAGCTTAAGGTGGCTGGAAAGCTTGCTGGTCGCCACACCAAGCCTTAGAAAGGAGGGTTAGATGACGCTGTCGAACAAGGCTACACCGATTTATTACGGTATGTTCCGTGATGCGGTGCTTCGTGGTGATATTCCCGTCAATCGGGAGATTGCTATGGAGATGAATCGTATCGACATGCTCATTGCCGACCCAAATTTCTATTACGATGATGAAGCCATCGACGGTTTCATTCTCTACTGCGAAAACGAGCTAACCCTAACCGATGGCTCAGACCTCTTTCTTCTAGATTCGTTCAAGCTATGGGCTGAACAGCTTCTAGCTTGGTTTTACTTTGTTGAACGCACCGTCTGGGAGCCAGGCGAACCCGGTAAGCCAGGGGGATATGTCAACAAAGTAATCAAGAAGCGTCTGACTACTAAGCAATATTTGATCGTTGCTCGTGGTGCGGCAAAGTCGATGTATGCTTACTGCATTCAAAGTTATTTTCTGAATGTGGATACTTCAACGACGCATCAGATCACCACAGCACCAACAATGAAGCAGGCCGAAGAGGTCATGTCGCCGTTTCGAACGGCTATCACGCGTGCGCGCGGGCCGCTATTCAAGTTCCTAACTGAAGGGTCGCTTCAAAACACGACTGGCTCTCGCGCAATGCGCGTAAAGCTAGCCTCTACAAAGAAGGGCATTGAGAATTTTCTCACTGGATCCCTTCTTGAGATTCGCCCAATGACAATCAACAAACTTCAGGGTCTGAGACCTAAGGTTTCTACCATTGATGAATGGCTGTCGGGTGATCTAAGAGAGGATGTTGTTGGTGCTATTGAGCAGGGTGCATCTAAGCTTGACGATTACGTTATTGTGGCTATCAGTTCTGAAGGTACAGTACGTAATGGCTCGGGTGATACGATCAAACTAGAGCTTATGGAAATTTTGAAGGGCGAGTACTACGCTCCTCATATTTCAATCTTCCATTACAAGCTTGACGAGATTGAAGAAGTAGCTAACCCCGAAATGTGGGTCAAAGCCAACCCAAATCTTGGTCTTACCGTAACTTATGAGACCTATCAACTTGATGTTGAGCGTGCCGAGAAGGCTCCCGCTGCTCGTAATGATATTTTGGCTAAGCGCTTTGGTATTCCCATGGAGGGTTACACATATTTCTTCACTTACGAAGAAACCATTCCTCATCGTAGGCGCGATTTCGAAGATCTTCCTTGTAGCATGGGCGCTGACCTGTCACAAGGTGATGACTTCTGTGCTTTTACGTTTATATTTCCACTTTCCAATGGGAAGTTTGGGATTAAGACTAGAAGTTACATTACTACTCTAACTTTGCATAAACTTCCAGGCGCAATGCGCATGAAGTATGAAGAGTTTCTCAACGAGGGAAGTCTACAGGTCCTCGAAGGAACTGTTCTCGACATGATGGAAGTTTATGATGATCTCGAGCAGTTTATTCTAGCTAAGAAGTACGATGTTCGGGCCTTTGGTTATGATCCTTACAATGCTAAAGAGTTTGTAACTCGTTGGGAGCAAGAAAACGGCCCATTTGGTATTGAGAAGGTCATCCAGGGAGCTCGAACAGAGTCCGTTCCTCTTGGGGAATTGAAAACTCTTAGCGAAGAGCGGATGTTGTTGTTTGATCAGTCATTGATGTCGTTTGCAATGGGTAACGCGATTACTCTTGAAGACACTAATGGTAACCGTAAGCTTCTTAAGAAGCGATACGATGAAAAGATTGACAACGTAGCCGCTATGATGGACGCTTGGGTCGCCTACAAGCTGAACAAGGAGGCATTCGAATGATTCTAGGCCAATCAGATAAGCCCTCCATTGATGAACTTATTCACTATGGAACTAAGGGTATGAAGTGGGGCGTTCGTAAGCAGCGTTCTGCAGAAAAGCGAGCTGCGCGTGGCGATAAGCTTCGCCGCAAGAAAGCTCCTAATACTAGAGCATTTGTTCGAAACGGTTCCGCCTGGCTGGCTGCAAATGCAGCTCTTATGGGCGTAACTGTTGGGGCGGTTGCTTTGGCAGTACCATCTGGTGGCGTTTCGGCTGGGTTTGTTCTTCCTGCTTGGACTGCCGCCGTAGCAACGGGCGCTCAAGTTGGATCGGTAATCGCAACCGGTGCTGCAGGAACACAAACTATTCGTGATATTCGAGCCATTAGAGCTTCAAAGAAAAAGGGATAGTGTTAACTATTTTTGAGAGGAGGTGACTAATGGCAAGATTCCGAGATCGCATCATGCACGCATGGAATGCGTTTACCAATCAGCCAATTCCAGCCGAAGACTTCGTCTACACTGGAACAGCAAGTTATGGGTCTCGTCCGGATCGTAATCGGTTCCGTGTTTCAAATGAGCGTTCGATCATCTCCTCGATCTATACTCGTCTGAGCATTGATGTTGCTCAGGTGGCTATTAAGCATGTTCGTTTCGATGATCAGGATCGATACATCGAAGACATTGATAGCGGTCTTAACAACTGTCTTACTCTCGAGGCAAACATTGATCAGGGAGCTAGAGCATTTCGTCAGGACATTGCTTTGACTCTCTTCGACAAGGGTGTTGCGGCACTTGTTCCGGTTGATACTTCTATCAGTCCTAATGAGTCTGGTTCGTTTGACATTAAGACTATGCGTGTAGGCGAGATTGTGACTTGGTACCCCAACCATGTAAAGGTTAGTCTTTACAATGAGGCTAAGGGATACCGAGAGGACATTACTTTGTCTAAGAAGGCTGTTGCTATCGTAGACAATCCTCTATACGCAGTTATGAATGAGCCTAATTCAACTCTTCAGCGTCTGATTCGTAAGTTGAATCTTTTGGATGCCGTAGATGAGGCTAGTGGATCGGGTAAGCTTGATCTTATCATTCAGCTTCCATACACAATCAAGTCGGAAGCTCGAAAGCAGGCTGCAGAACAGCGTCGTCAGGACATTGAAATGCAGCTAAGCGGTAGCAAGTATGGCATTGCCTATACCGATGGTACCGAGAAGATCACCCAGCTCAACCGACCCGCCGAGAACAACCTTCTCGCCCAGATCCAATACCTTACGGACATGCTGTATAGTCAGCTGGGCCTTACCCCAGAGGTAATGAATGGCACGGCAGACGAAAAGGCTATGCTGAACTACAACAACCGTACTATCGAGCCCATCGTTACCGCTATCACGGAAGCTATGACCCGCACCTTCCTCACAAAGACTGCACGATCGCAGAAGCAGACCATTATGTACTTCCGCGACCCGTTCCGTCTTGTTCCCATTAGTGAGATTGCGGAGATTGCTGACAAGTTTACTCGTAATGAGATTCTTACGTCTAACGAATTCCGCTCCATCGTTGGGTTTAAGCCGGTCAAGGACAAGGCTGCCGACAAGCTGCATAACAGCAACATGCCAGTCAAGGATACTATGCAGCCCAATCCACAGATTGAAAAGCCAAATGGTGACGGTAATGGGCCGTCGACACTGAAGAAGGAAGGAGACAGTCAAAATGGCACCTGATTTTAGCGGTTACGCCACTAAGGCTGGGATTAAGTGCTCCGACGGCCGAACGATTATGCCTCACGCGTTCAAGGCGCAGGATGGTATGCGAGTTCCGCTCGTCTGGCAGCACGGTCACACCGATCCCAGCAACGTTCTTGGCCACGCAATCCTTGAGAACCGTGAGGATGGCGTGTACTGCCATGCATATTTCAACGAGACGCAGCAGGCACAGAACACTAAGCTGCTTGTAAAGCACGGCGACATCGTTTCGCTCTCGATTTACGCCAACCGGCTGGTCGAGAAGTCTAAGCAGGTCGTCCACGGAGTTATCCGTGAGGTTAGCCTTGTCCTTTCTGGGGCTAATCCTGGTGCGCTGATTGATAATGTCAACATTGCACACGGAGACGGATCGATTGAGGCTCTCGAAGATGAGGCCGTCATTACCTCTGGGCTCGAGCTTGTCCTAGAGCACGCTGACGCTGCTTCTTCCGACGAGGGTGAAACCGTTCAGGACATTTATGACTCGATGTCCGATAAGCAGAAGGATGTTCTTCACTATATGATCGGCGCAGCCCTCGAGCAGGCTGGCGTTGAGCACAGTGACGATTCCGACGAGGTTGAGTCTACGGACGAAGCTGAGTCTGATGACTCTACTGAGGAGACCGACAGCACCGAGTCTGATGACGAAAGTGCAAACAATTCTGACAACTCCAGCGACGAGGACGACCTCGGGCACACGGAAGGAAATGACGAAATGACTCGCAACGTCTTTGAGCAGGGCAGCGACACTAAGCCTAAGCACACGCTCTCCCACTCTGACATTCAGAGTATTGTTCAGGAGGCCCAGCGTTCTGGCTCTCTCAAGCACGCCGTCGAGGAGTACGCCCTCAAGCACGGCATCGACGACATCGACATCCTGTTCCCGGATGCTCAGGCGATCAACAACACGCCCGAGTGGAACAAGCGTCGTACCGAGTGGGTTGCTGGTGTGCTCTCGGGCACCCGTAAGAGCCCGTTCTCTCGGATCAAGACCCTCTCGGCCGACATCACTTTCGATGAGGCCAGGGCCAAGGGTTACGTGAAGGGCTCCCTCAAGAAGGAGGAGTTCTTCGCGGTCTCCAAGCGAACCACCAGCCCCTGCACCGTCTACAAGAAGCAGAAGCTGGACCGCGACGACATCATCGACATCACGGACTTCGATGTTGTGTCGTGGATGAAGGGCGAGATGCGTCTGATGCTCGAGGAGGAGCTCGCGCGCGCGATCCTCATCGGTGACGGCCGCGCTTCGGATGACGAGGACAAGATTGCTGACGGTTCGGTTTCCGGCGTTGGTATTCGTCCGATCGCCACCGAGGACGAGCTCTATGCCACGACGATGTACGTCGAGGCCGACATCACGGCTTCTGGCCTTGTCGACGCAATCCTGAAGAACCGCGTTCACTACAAGGGCACGGGCACCCCGACCCTGTACACCACCGAGGCTGTCATCACCAAGCTGCTGCTTGCGCGTGACACCGTTGGTCGCCGTCTGTACCGTAACGTGAGCGAGCTGGCTGACGAGCTTCGTGTGGCCTCCATCGTTGCCGTTGAGGTCATGGAGGACGAGCCCGACCTGGTCGGTGTCATGGTCAACCTTCAGGACTACGTCGTTGGTGCCGACAAGGGTGGCGAGGTCGGTATGTTTGACGACTTCGACATCGACTACAACCAGTACAAGTACCTGATCGAGACTCGCCTCTCGGGCGCGCTCGTGAAGATCAAGGCCGCTCTGGTTATCCGTCAGGTCTCGGCCAGCGCCACGCTGGTGGTCCCGACTGAGCCTAGCTTCGTTGCCTCTACTGGTGTTATCACCATCCCGACCGTCACCGGTGTTACGTACAAGCGTGCCGACACCGACGCTACGGTCTCTGCCGGTGCCATGTCGGCTCTTGCTGCGGGCGCGTCCCTCGGCATCTACGCCGTCCCGGCCTCGGCCTCGTACTACTTCGAGAACGACGTCAACGACGAGTGGACCTTCACTCGCGACGCGTGATAAGGCAGGTACCCGATGGCAAAGTTCTTCGGCAAGATCGGGTACGGAGAAGCTGTTGAGACCTCCCCCGGTGTGTGGGTTGATGAGATTGTCGAGTATGAGTACTACGGCGATGTTATTCGAAACGCACGGCAGTTGCAGCCGGGGGAGTATCTCAATAACGAGATCTCCGTGAGTAATTCAATCAGCGTGGTTGCTGATGCATATGCCAACGAACATTTCTTTGCCATTCGTTATGTAGAATGGGCGGGGGCTTTGTGGACGGTTTCTGACGTCGAAGTGCAAAGCCCTCGTCTTATTCTGAGGCTTGGAGGTGTTTATAATGGGCCAACGCCATGATCTTCACGACATTCTTGTCGATATTCTTGGTTCCAACGCTGTATATTTTCAGCCACCGCCTAAGTTGAACCTAACTTATCCGTGTATTATCTATAAGCGAGAGAGATCTGAGACTAGGTTCTCGGGCAATCTCCCATATAACCGAGACAAGCAGTATCAGGTTACTGTTATTGATCAAGATCCAGACAGTGTTATTCCGGACAAAGTCGCAATGTTGCCCATGACTCGTCATGACCGGACATTCTCTGTCGACAATCTTAATCATGATGTGTTCACTCTATTCTTCTAAGGAGAATCAGCAATGACTAGGCTTCTTTGGGATCAGGTTGGCGAGCGTCTGTACGAGACTGGTGTTGACCAGGGCGTGCTGTACATCCCGACCAACGGTGTTTACTCTATTGGTCACGCGTGGAACGGTCTCTCTAACGTCACGGAGACTCCTTCTGGCGCGGAGTCCACTCCGGTTTACGCTGACAACACGAAGTACCTCAACCTTCAGTCGGTCGAGGAGTTCGGTGGCACGATCGAGGCTTACACGTATCCGGTGCAGTTTGCCGAGTGCGATGGTACTTCGATCCAGAATTCGGGTGTTGCTGTTGGTCAGCAGTCGCGTAAGGTCTTCGGCCTGAGCTACCGCACCAAGCTGGGCAACGATGTCGACGGAAACGATTTCGGCTACAAGCTTCACCTGGTTTACGGGTGTCTTGCGGCTCCGTCTGAGAAGGCGTATTCGACGATTAACGACTCGCCGGAGGCTCTTGCCTTTAGCTGGGAGTTCACGACGACGCCGGTTCCGGTCACTGGTCTGAAGCCTACCTCGCTTCTGACCATCGACTCCACCAAGGTTGACTCGACTAACCTTGCGGCCCTTGAGGACGCTCTCTACGGAACGGGCGGTTCGGACCCGCGCCTCCCGCTTCCCGATGAGGTCATCGCCATGTTCGATGGTGCTCAGACCGAGGTCGTCCCCACGGCCCCGACTGCCACCTCGGCCGGCGTCATCACCATTCCGACCGTCACCGGTGTTACGTACAAGCGTGCCGACACCAACGCCACGGTCACGGGTACTGTTACGATCAGTACCCTCAACGCCCGTCTGGTCATCTACGCTGTTCCGGCGTCCGGCTCGTACAAGTTTGCGGCCAACGTGGACACCGACTGGAGCTTCCAGAAGACCACCTGATAGTAAGGAGACCAGGGAATGCTCACTATTGCTCTACCAGAGACCGAGTTGTTCGATGAAAAAGCTGGTGAGTTTAGAAACTACGAAGCTTTGACTATCGAGCTTGAGCATTCCCTGGTCTCTCTGTCAAAATGGGAGTCAATTACCCATAAACCGTTCATGGGTAAAGGTGAAAAGACCTCGGAAGAATTGCTTTTGTATGTTAAATGCATGACAATTACTCCCGGGGTTCCTGATGAAACTTACGTCAGATTAACTGAAGAGAACTTCACAGACATTTATGAGTATCTCAACAATAAAATGTCTGCTACGTGGTTCACGGATACCAACCAGCCAGGCTCTCGCGAGGTTATCACTTCTGAACTCATTTATTACTGGATGATTGAGCTTAACATCCCGTTTGAGTGCGAGACCTGGCACCTCAATAGACTTTTTACACTCATTCGAATTGTGAATACTAAGCGACAGCCGGCAAAGAAGATGAGTCGTAGAGAAGTCGCGGCTAGGCAGCATGCTCTTAATGAGCAGCGCCGACAGCAACTAGGAACAAGAGGTTAGTATGACTAAGTTGATCTGGGGTGACCCAGCCGAAAAGATTTATGAAGACGGTCTTGACCGTTGTGTTCTGTATCTTTATGGACTTGGCTATGCTTGGAATGGGGTTAGTTCTATTGAAGAATCATTCCCAAATTCTGAGTTTGAGGGTTTGTTTCTAGACGGATTTAAGTATGGGCAGGTTCAAAGGTTCCCTGATTACGAAGCGAGTCTTGAGGCCTATTCGTACCCAGAGCAGTTTAAGGCATGTGAAGGAACTGCCGAGTTCATGCCCGGTTTTTCTGCTGGAAGTCAGCCCAAGCAGCAGTTCGATTTTTCGTACCGGACTTTGATCCGATCTGAAGCCGATTTGGAGCTAGGTTATCAGCTTCATCTTGTCTATAATGCGTTTGCTAATCCTGATACCGTTGTAATGTCGACTCTATCTGATGACCAAGGGCTAGACCCACGTCGATGGACCATCACCACAAACCCCGTCGACCTTATTAGTGTCACTATTGGTGGGTATCGTCCGGCTGCGCATTTTGTTTTTGATAGTAGGACCACTCCTCCAGAAATTCTTTCTCAAATCGAAGATATTCTGTATGGAACTGAGTCCACCGACCCTAGCATCATCTACCCGGCTCAGATCTACGATATTTACTACCCTGTTGTTGGGACTTAATCAGAAAGGAGGAGCCATGGGTTTCTCACTGACATCCAAAGGCTCCTTCAAGAACACCGAAACATTTTTGAACAAAATGCTCCGGGGGGATATTTACGGAAACCTTTCGAAGTACGGGCAGCAAGGAGTAGCCGCTCTTTCTGCCGCCACTCCCGTAGAAAGTAGTCTCACAGCAAATAGCTGGTATTATGAGATTGAAAAGAAAGGTAAGACCGTTACAATTATATGGAGAAACAGCAATGTTGTGAATGGAGTTCCCATTGCTATTATTCTTCAGTACGGCCACGCCACTGGGACGGGCGGTTATGTCCAAGGGCGAGACTATATTAACCCCGCAATCAAGCCGGTAATGGACCAAATCGCACTTGATGTGTGGAAGGTGGTGACTAGCGGATGAGTAGCGTTGACGATCGCGTAGTGCAAATCAAGTTTGATAATGCAGCATTTGAGTCTGCAATCAAGACAACCCTAGCTAGTCTCGATAAGCTTAAGAAGAGTACTGACACGCAGTATTCCTCTAAAGGCTTGAATGATCTGAGCGCAGCCGTTAGTCGTTTTAGCATGGGTAATATTAAGACCCAGATTGAGGGAGTAAACGCCAAGTTCTTGGCTCTGGCCACGATTGGTGTTACGGCTCTTTCTAATATTGCTAGTCAGGCCGTAGCTACCGGCACCGCGTTTGTTAAGTCTCTTACCGTTGACCCGATTATTTCTGGTTTGCGTGAGTATGAGACTAACCTTAACTCGATTCAGACCATTCTCGCTAACACCGAAGCGTCTGGGGCCACGCTTAAGGATGTCGGCAGCGCTCTTGATGAACTGAACGAATACTCGGACAAGACCATTTACAACTTCTCCGAGATGGCTAGGAATATCGGTACCTTCACCGCGGCGGGTGTTGCGCTCGAGCCAGCAACTGACGCAATCAAGGGTATCGCGAACCTCGCGGCTCTTTCTGGTTCTAACTCGATGCAGGCAAGTACTGCTATGTACCAGCTCTCCCAGGCCATTTCTGCGGGCAAGGTTAGCCTTCAGGACTGGAACTCTGTGGTTAATGCTGGTATGGGTGGTACCGTATTCCAGCGAGCGTTGGCAAATACTGCCGTTGCAATGGGAACTCTCGACAAGAACGCTGTAAAGCTCAGTGGTTCTATGAAGAACGTTACCATCAACGGTCAGTCTTTCCGTCAGGCTTTGTCTGCTGAGGGTAAGGGCGGCAAGAGCTGGCTTACCTCAGAAGTCCTCACCAAAACCCTCGCCCAGTTTACTGGGGATTTGACGGATGCTGAATTGGCCGCTCAGGGCTTTACTAAGGCCCAGATCAAGGCTATTCAGCAGCAGGCAAAGACCGCCCAGGAAGCCGCCACGAAGGTCAAGACCCTTACGCAGACCATTGACGTCGCGAAGGAGACGGCCCAGTCTGGTTGGTCCCAAACTTGGCGTTATATTTTCGGTGACTTCGAAGAAGCCCGTGGATCATTTACTGAACTTAGTGATTCGCTCAACGGATTTCTTAATTCGCAGGCAGATGCCCGGAACGCTATTCTTAAGGAATGGAAGTTCTGGGGTGGACGTGATGCTGCCATCGATGCGGTTCGTAATGCCTTTGCCGCGCTTGGCTCTGTGCTTAAGCCGATCAAGGACGCATTCCGAGAGATCTTCCCGCGCAAGACCGGTAAGGAACTCGCCGATCTCACAAAGTCTGTTAGAGATTTCTTCGGTAATCTAAAGCTTAACGAAGGTGCTGCGGAAAATCTAAAGAAGACTTTTGCTGGGTTCTTTGCTGTTCTTAAGATTGGTGTAAGTCTATTTAAAGCTATATTTGGTGTAGCAAAGACTTTGCTAGCTCCGATCCTTGGTCTTGGCGGAGGACTTCTTTCCGCTACGGGTAGTGTTGGCGATTTCTTGGTTAATCTACAGAAGACTGTAGAGGAAGGCCAAGTATTCGAGAAGTTCTTTGCTCGAGTCGGTGAAGCACTTCAGCCCGTCGTTGGGTTCCTTAACACTATCGGTGAGGCAATTTCTTCGCTATTCGCCCCCAAGGTTGCTAGCTCTATTGGGTCTACTGGTGATGCTGTAGAGGATACTGGGGAGAAGTTTGCCTTCTTCACAGATATTATTGAGCGTCTTAAGGATTTCTGGGAAACACTAGTTTCTGGTTTCCAGAGCGCTAAGCCGACGTTTGGTTCCATCGGTGAGACTATTGGTAATGCTATTTCTTCAGTTGCCGAATTCATTTCTAACGGGTTCGAAAATATCGACTGGGACACCGTCATCAAGGGTCTTCAGGTTGGTCTTCTTGGCGGGGTTCTTCTGGTTATTCGTAAGTTCCTTAAGGATGGGCTGGGTATCCTCTTCAACTTCGGGGACCTTGGTGACAGTATTCGTGGAACGTTTGACGCTCTGACCGACACCCTTAAGGCCATGCAGACCCAGATCAAGGCTAAGGCTCTTCTGGCTATTGCCGGGGCCGTGGCTATCTTGGCCGCTGCAGTCTACGTTATTTCTACCATTGACTCTGAAGAGCTTAGCAAGTCTCTCATTGCCATTACGGTAATGTTCGTCCAGCTTGGTGCCATGCTTAAGTTCCTGGACAAGGTCACAACCGGTGGAACTAAGCTGATTGCTATTGGCGTTGGCCTTATTCTTCTGTCGGTTTCGCTCCTTATTATGGCTTCTGCTGTTAAGTCGTTGGCCAGTGTCGACGGCGATAAGTTGGCCCAGGGTCTGGCAGCTATTGGCGTGTTGCTTCTATTTATTAGTAGAGCAATTGAGCCGCTTTCGGATAATACTCACGATCTTGCTAAGGCCGGCTTCGGTATTATCCTAATCGCGGTTGGGTTGAATATTCTTGCCTATGCGGTAGAGAAGTTTGGCGAGATGGATCTAGTCACCATGGCCAAGGGTCTTCTTGGCGTAACTGCCGCACTTACAGGCATGGTGTTTGCTCTATCTAAGACGCCAAAGGAAGCACAGCTTGTAAAGATGGGTGTGGCCCTTATTCTGGTCGCCATTGCTCTTAACGTTATGGCCGGTGCTATTGAGCGGGTCGGCAAGATTGATCTTAGCGAAATTGTTAAGGCTATTCTGGCGTTTAGCGCAATCCTTCTGGTTCTTGCTTTGGCGCTTCGGACAATGCCTCAGGACGGTAAGGCTCAGTTGGGTCTTCTTCTTGTTTCGTTTGCGCTTAAGCAGATCGCTGACGTTATTAGTCAGTTCGGCACCGCAAGCTTGAAGGAGATTATTCAGGGCATCATCGTTCTTGGTGTTGTTCTGGCAATCCTTGTTACCGCAATGAAGGGTATGGATGCTACTAAGAATGGCATCATTGCTCTTATCGCCATGACGGGCGCTCTTATCCTTATTTCTAAGGTTCTTCAGGAACTGGGCGCGTTGCCCATTGAGCAGATTCTTACCGGTCTTCTTGCTATTGCCGGTATCTTCCTTATTATGGGAGCTGCGGCGGCAATTCTATCGCCAGTAATCGGCGTCGTCCTGCTTCTTGCGGGTGCGGTTCTTATGCTTGGCGCTGGACTTGCTCTTATGGGCGTTGGAGCTCTTGCATTCGCTACCGCACTTAAGATCATCATGGAGGTCGCAAGTCTTGGCGTGGATGTCATCAATAAGATGATTGATACGTTCTTGAGCGTTCTTCCAAGAATGCTTATTGCTCTTCAGGCAATTCTTGTTGGTGTGGCTGGGGTTATTGCTACCTCTGCACCAGCATTTATTGGGGCATTTGTGGCCATTCTTATTGCAATGATTCAGGCGGCTAACCAAGTTATTCCTGAGCTCGAAAAACTTGTAAATACCCTTCTTGGTTCGCTTATTAACATCATCTCGACCAACTTCCCGAAGCTCGTTGATCTTGGTGTTCAGCTGATTGAGAATATTCTTACAGGTATTCGTGATCACGTGCAGAACATGATTGATATTGGTGGCGAGATCATCATCGCTTTCATCGTAGGGATTGGTCAGAAGGCCGCCGAAATTGCAGTTGCTGCTGGGGAGACCCTAATCAAGTTCATTGACGCTCTTCGTGCTGCAGTAGATACGTATGCTCCTCAGATTGAGCGCTCTGTTGACTACCTTGTTCAGGCTATATTTAACGCCCTCAAGACTCTTGTCGGAAACAAGATTTCCGATATTGGTCAGCTTGGGGCTAACATTGGTAGTGCAATTCTTGATGGCGCTAAGAGCTTCCTTGGTATTGCTTCGCCCTCCAAGGAGTTCATCAAGGTCGGTAAGTATATTGTTCAGGGTCTTGTTAAGGGTATTGTCGGTGGCGAGGATGAGGTGCGAAACTCCCTTGCATATATTCGTCAAGAACTTAAGGATCTCGTTAAGCAGACCAAGGACGATGTAAAGAAGGCCAACGATAACCTCAAGAAGCTCAAGGAAGACGGGGCTAGCGAAGAAAAGATCAAGAAGGCTGAAGACGAGCTTAAGAAGGCCGAAGCTGCCGCTAAGCGAGCAGCAAACGCATTCAAGAAGTTCAATGTTACGTACAAGAAGCAGCGTCAGCGTCTTCGGGAACTTGGTAGAGAATATGATCAGGTTTCGGCTAAGCTCGACGCCGCAAAGAACGCTCTCGAGGAAGCCAAGGACAAGCGCGATAGTTTCTCTGCTAGCACTAAGGACCAGTTCGATGATCTCCCGGACATCGAGGACCTTAAGGCTCTACGTGAAGAAATTGTTCGGCTTACTGAAGCTCGTGCCGATGCCAAGGAGATTGCTGAGGCTCAGAAGAAGTACGATGAGGCTAAGTCTCTTGATAATTACTTTGATGCCATTCGAAAGTCTACGAGCGAAAATAAGACTTTCTTGGCTACGCTTCAGAGACTTCGCGATCTTGGTCTAAGCGATCTTAACTACGAGAACTTCATTACTGAGGGTGTTACTGCACTTCCGTTCCTACAGGATCTTCTTAACGCTGGCCCTGAGACTATCGCCGAACTTAATAAGATCTCTAAGGGTCTTGACGATTCGGCTAGCGGAATCGGGTCCACAACTAGTAAGGAGCTCTACCAGGCTGGTGTCGATGCGGCTCAGGGTCTGGTTAATGGTCTGAAGACTCAGCTTAAGACAATCGAAACTGAGATGGAGCGTCTTGGTGGTATTATGGCCCGGGGTCTTAAGAAGGCCCTCGGAATCAAGTCGCCCTCTCGTGTGTTTGCCGCGATTGGTAAGCAGAGTACGGACGGTCTTGCAAAGGGTCTATCTGATGGAGCTAAGGTTATTGATATTACGTCTAAGCGAATTGGGCGTAATGCTTCGGATGCTTTGCGTGAAGCCATGGCCAAGGTCGGAGAAAATCTCGATCCTGAGATGGACCTTAACATGGATATTACGCCTACAGTAGCACCGGTTCTTAATCTTGACGAGTTCCGAAAGAAGGCTAAGGACATTAGCGATATTCTTGACGCTGGCGAGGTGTCTAAGAAGGCATACATTGCTACTCGTGGTCTAACGTTTGATCGCGCAGACCCGTCGGCGGTTCCTCCAGCCCAGACAAATATCAACTTCACCCAAAACAACAACTCGCCCAAGGCGCTTAGTTCGTCTGAGATTTATCGACAGACTAAGAACCAGATTTCGGCTTTGAAGGGAGCTGCGTCTAATGCTAACTAGTGTTGTTCTTGATAACGAGCAAGGGCGTACCTTCGAGTTCTATCTGACAAATCCTACTGGCGGGTATGTTGTTAAGAATATTGAGGGTTTGGATCCGGTAAAGGCCAACATCGTTTCTACACCGTATGCACTACTAGACGGAAGTCAAGCTCAGAGTTCACGACGAGAGTCAAGGAACATTGTTTTTGATATTGAGCTTGTTTCCGGATATTATGAATACAATACGGTTCAGGTCATGCGCAGAGAGCTCTATCAGGCGGTAATGCCTAAGCGGTTTGTCACGATTCAGTTCTGGGACAATTACCAGCATTATGCGACCATTCGGGGCCAAGTAGAGACTTGCGAGGCCCCGCTCTTTGCGCAAAACCCAAGTGTCCGTATTTCTATTCTGTGCTTTGACCCGGACTTTGTATCGCCAAACTTGGTCGAACATGCGTTTGAAACTACCAACGACAACACCGATAGTTGGTTCTGGTGTGACAGCACGGTTGACACCGGTTATGTTCTGACGCTTAATGTCGACCGAACGCTGGGCGATTTCACAGTTGTTAATCGTCGGTTTGATGGAACGTCATATTCTCTTAACGTCCTGTATGACTTTGAAGATGGCGATGTTGTAGAGATTAGCACTCGTCCTCCAAATAAGTATATTCATCTCTATCGAGACAGTGTTCTTACGTCTATTCTGTATGCTGTAGATGTAACCTCTAAGTGGTCTCCTATATTTCCTGGAGATAATTACTTTAAGGTGTCTGCTTCTGGAGCAGCAATTCCTTACACAATTTCGTATATGGACCGATATGGAGGGCTGTGATGGTATTCCTTTATATTCTAGACGATCAGCTCAGACGCGAAGAAATCGTTGAGTCGTATGAATCCTTTATTTGGACTGAACGATACAATGATTCTGGCGATTTTGAACTAGTCATCGAACCTAGGGTAGCCGAGTCTAATTTGACTCTTCCTGGGACCTTGCTGACGATTGACAACTCCGATCGAGTCATGCAAATCGATACGATTGTGGCCAACATCGACGAGGACGGAAAGCGCTTCCTCAAGATTTCAGGTCGCTCAATCGAGTCTTGGCTTGTGCATCGAGCAAACCAAAGCGCGTTCTATCCTGGTGGAGCGATGGCCGAGGTTTCTATCGACGATCTTCCAGGTGATATTATGCGAGATCTTGTCGATGATATTTGTCGAACTAATGCTGACATTACGCAAGACAACATCCCGTTCCTACAGGCCGGAACATATTCTAGTTTCACTGGTAGCATCCCTGAGCCGGCGAGTACTATCAACTTTAGACACCCGGTAGCAACTCTGTATGACACCATTAAGGCAGTAGCCAATCCCTTCGATTTGGGGTTCCGGCTTATTCGTCCTAACGATGATTCAGAGTTGTATTGGGAGGTATATACTGGATTTGACCGCACTACGGGGCAGATCGATCGAGATCCTGTTATTTTTAGTCCAGAGGTGTTTGATAACGTATCGAGTTCCTCTGAGATTAACTCTAACGCTCTCGAAAAGACAGTCGCCTACGTGTTTCATCCAGTGACCACCCGAGTAGTTTACGCGGACGGCTATGATAGTACGAACGCCGGCTCGTCCCGTAAGGTTTTGCTTGTAGATGCGTCGGATATTGATTTGCCCGCAGGTACTGCGTTGGATAACGCTTTGGATTTTCGAGGTCGTCAGGAACTTGCTCGAAACCGCTATGTTATGGGTTTTGATGGGGCGATCACCCCCAGGTCGAACTATATTTACAACACCCACTACCAGCTGGGCGATCTTGTAGAGCTTCAGAGCAATCGAGGATACAAGAGAATTCTTAGGGTTACCGAGCAGATTTTTACTTCGGATGCTGAAGGCGAAAAGAGCTATCCGACACTCACATTCAATACTCTCATCACTCCTGGAACCTGGCATTCACTTCCTGGATCGCAAGAGTGGTATGATTATATTTCAACGGTTTACTGGTCCGACATGTAAAGGAGGTTAGTCATGGCTATTGGTGACGACGCGGCAGCAGCTGGTTTTGCACTTGTGCCCGACACCGGCGTCGGTGGAGAAGTACGTAATGGCGCACGTGAATTGAACCGCACTCGCGATTATATTGCCCAGGTCAAGAATCTAATCTTGGCTGTTTGGCCAGTAAACAAGGGTGGGACTGGCGCTACAACCGCCTCGGAGGCTCGTACTAATCTAGGTATTTGTGGTGAAATTACCTATGGTACTTCGATGCCTAGCGGTGGGTCCAACGGTGATATTTACTTCAAGTATGTGCCGTAGGTGACCCATGCCCACACTAACTGGCTCGTGGCAGGGTAGTCCGTATCGAGCACGAATTAAGCTTGTATATACGCGAACTTTGACCTCAAATGCAACTCAGGTTCAATTTAAAGGCGAATGGTTTATTGAATTTGAAGGGTCCGTTGTAGATTCAGTCAACAGTTGGGCTCTTACTGGAGATCAACCAGACAAGTCTGGCATTAATCGTAGCTACAATGTACCAAGTGGTGGCGGGCAGGTAAACTTTGCCGATATGGGCGCGTTTAATCGTGGTCCGAATAACCCCACAGTAACCGGTCGTGTAAGCGGCATTGATATTGTGGGTGGAGGTAATATTACGGCGACGTTTGAGCTTCCTGTTGGTGATCTAGCCCCATATTTTACTGATGGATCTTGTAGCGCTAGTAGTGTTGCACAGACCACGGCTACAGTTGGCGGGTGGGCTGCTACTGGTAATGGCGGGACGCTAAATAACGTTCAAACCCAATATAACACCGCACCATCTCCTACTGGCGCTATTAGCGCGACACGTGATTCTTATGGCACTAGTATGAATCTGTCGGGCTTGACCCCAAACACTACATATTATTATCGCGTACGTGTTGCGAATAATACGTATGGATGGGGCGCATATACTACTTGGTTCTCGTTTAAGACAGGCGCGGGTTTGCCCGGGGCTCCTAGTTCCGCGTGGTCTATTTCACCAAACGCCACTGGTTTTACGATCAAGGGAAACAGTGTTTCGAATAATGGCGGTTCTCCGATTACTGGTTGGAACGTTTATTATAACGACTCCCCAACTCTTACCGGAGCCACCACGGTATCTGGATCACACCCAACTGTAGCGCCAGAAGTAAGCGGAGTTCCCGCGGCATTGTATTATGTTGCTATTGCTGCAAAAAATGCTAACGGTGTAGGTACGCTATCGGCTTGGAAACCTGTAACTCTTCTACCGGGAGCTTTTGTTAAGGTTGACGGACTTTGGAAGCCCGCCGCCATTTATATTAAGGTTGACGGCGTTTGGCAGCTAGCTGTAAAATACGTAAAAGCTAACGGTACTTGGAAAGCTTAAGGGGCTGGTATGACTGATGAGAAGTCGGACACGCCCTGGCATCGCCTCGAGAACAAGATTGTAGAATTGCTTGGGACTCAGAGACTCCATGAAGAGCAAATCAAAAATAATCGCGAAGATATTGACGAAATTCGAGATTCTCTGCGTGATTATTTGTCCAAAGAAACTTTCGAGTTCTATTCGAGGGCGTTTTGGATTTTGGCCACAGCCGTTGGTTCTGGTCTAATTGGGAGCATTTTCTATGTCATCACAAGGAGCTGAGGTGGTCAAAATGACCCCCTTCAAGCGAAAACTTGCACACACAATGCTATATTCACTAGTTTTGCTTTCTGTGATGGTTCTTGGTTTGGTCGTTGCCATGGCCTGGCCTTACAATGATGTACGGTTCGGTAGTAATACTAGTACAG